ATGGCAACATTTAAAGCAGAGATTCCCTACCTCAAGGAGGACGGCACAGCAAGGGTAATTATTCGATTGACGCACAAGCGAATGCTTAAGTATATCAATACGGATATCTATCTAACTAAGGACGATATCACCAAAGCGGGCAAGGTAAAAAGCGATAGCATCAAAGATGATATTGAGGCAATCGTAAAGCAGTACCGCGATGATGTGCGAGCGTTAGGGCTTAAGGTTGAGGTAATGACAGCGGATGAACTGAAAACCTATCTCATTAAAAAGAACAGCACCACCCAGGATAAAGAAATAGACTTTATAGCATACGGTAGGGCTAAGGTAGAGCAGCTGAAGCGCGAAGGGCGCGACGGTTCCGCAAAGAACTACAACGCTGCTTTAAATTCGCTGGTGAGGTTTCTAGGGCGTGAAACTATCGGAATAAACGAAATTACAGCATTGCTAATGCGCGATTACGAGCGCTGGCTGCTGGCAACCAAATCAGCAAAGTCGGACAAGTTGGACATAAAGGTACAGGGGCGCGGCGTAAGCCTTTATACGGGCACATTTCGAACGCTTATTAACGATGCGAAGGAAGAGTACAACGACGAAGATTTAGGCATTATAAGGGTGAAAGTTTCGCCGTTTACAAAGTATAAGGTGCCAAAACCAGCAGCCACGCGAAAGCGAGCGTTAGACGTTGAGGTAATACGGAAAATAAGGGATTTGGAATTAGGCAAGCAGCGTCGCGCCACATTTGCGCGAGATATGTACATCCTATCCTTTTACCTTGTAGGAATGAACTCAGCGGACCTATACGGCTGTACCGATTACAAAAACGGGCGAATTACCTACAACCGGGCAAAAACCAAGGATAGGCGAGCGGATGCTGCCGAAATAAGCATAAAGGTAGAACCCGAGGCTTTAGAACTGCTCGAAAAGTACAAGGATAGTACAGGCGAGCGGGTGTTTTGCTTTTACCGAATGTATGCAGACGAGGGTACATTTAACGACGCGATCAATAAAGGGCTAAAGCAGGTTGGTGAAAAATTAGGCGCTGAGGACTTGGAGTTTTACAGCGCTCGCCACAGTTGGGCCACCATTGCCGTTAACGACTGCGAGGTAGATAAGTACACCGTACATACCGCGCTTAACCATGCCGATGAGAGCATGAGAATTACCGACATCTACATAAAAAAGGATTTTACGATAATTGATAGGGCAAACAGAAAGGTTTTAGATTACCTGAATGAGCCGATTTAGACCTGAACAACTACTTGTATAAATTCTCCGCTTCTCTTACAAGTTCGGGAAGTAATGGGACTAAATCAGAGCTGTATAATCCATTAATGTGGTAAATTACCCCGCCGTAGTTTTCACCATCCGTATTACTCGAAAAGGTAATGTGCTTGTAGTTTTCGCTATTGAAATTATTACCCCATGCCTTAAACTTTCTATACCTAGCCAAATGCCTATCGTCGCTACTATCCGTTATGTAGTAGATAACATCGTCAGGATTTAATTTAAGGAACTGAGTAAGGCTAAAAATAACGGTATCACCTATTCGTGCGTCAACAGACGCGGAGCATTGGCTATTATTAGTTAGGGCAATATTGAAGGTATAGCAGTTAACACCGGGTAGGGGGCTTAATGTATTGATGAAAGAAATAATGTATTCTTTATTGGAAGAAGTAGAAAAGGTAAAGTATAAGTCCCCCTGATCTACTAAATTATAGGGATTTAGAGAACTTAGACTTTTTTTCACGAAACTCACTTATTGTGCCACCATTAGCAAAATGTTGACGAAACTCTCTTTTGATCTTTACAGCTTCAATAAACATCTCAACCAACTTTTGCTTGTCAATTTTTGGAGCGATTGTCTTTTCCATGACTAAAGTATTGAGAAAATGTGTTAGCAAATATACAAACAGCAATTAGATGCCAACTAACATTTGCAGCAAAAACGCGGGGAAAATGCGGAAATTTGCAACGATTTAACTATAATAAACCGTAGTGTATGGTGCAACTGCTGTGTAATAGTACTACTGAGTAGTGGGATTTATGAAGTAAAAAAGCCCCAATCGAGGCTTTTGTTATGCTAGGTTGTCGGCAATCGCTAGTTTCTCTTTTGCTCTATCTATTCTCTTTTGTGCCGCAGCTGCAAACTTAGGGGGTAGCTGTTCTATTAAATCGCCATACACCTCCATTTCTGCAAGCGTTTCCCAATCCTTTTTATCTTCCAAAAACTTTGTTAACCTTGGAATTACTGAGTTGCTAAGGCTATAATCAAGCGTATTGGGTAGGCCTAATTCTTCTACAAGCAATTCAATAGTTCTATGGTTGGAAAGTATTGAAAGGTAATCCTGAATTGACGCGGTAGGATTTTCTAAAACAACATCCTGATGCTCGGCAAGGCGAATAGCCTCTTTTAGGTGCTTTATTTCATCCTCATCATACCCAACAGGAACGTGTACCTCGCCATTCCATGAGATTTCGCCTCCGTTTTCGGAGTAGTCTAAGTAGCCCCATGCAAGCGCTTCACCGTCGTGCCATTCTAGCAGCGAATCGTGGAGCCTTTTATTTCCACGCGGTACGTAACCTAAAAGTCTGTCCTTTTTATTGTAAATGCCTACAGCATATTTATCGTGGCTGTTATCTTCTACGATTACATAGCCGCTGAAACGACCTGCCACGTTAAGAGGTAAGTCTCTGTAGTGCATTCCACGCATTTCAAAGCTCCGTATGCCTTTTGATTCGTACAGTGTTTTAGACGTGCCTCCTTGAGAAGGGCGAGTCTCGGAGTTGTTGTTTTTTATGCTACCAAGGAGAAAAACAAGAGCAATAAATATAAATGCAATAATAAAGCCCATGGGATGTTAGGGTTAGGTAGTTTAATGGAATTTGTGAAGCAAAAAAGCCCCTACATGGGGCTTTTACTATTTATCGGCATTAGCCTTTTTAAGTTCGTCTAGGCTATCGGCAATCTTTGCAAGAGTCATAAGTACGCCAAAGCCAACCGCTCCTAACGCAAAACCAGCGAGTCCTTCAAAGTACTGTTCTTTATTTGCTTCTACAAACAAGTATAAAAATCCGAAAACAGCAACAACCCATGCGCCTATCTTAGTAAGCAACTGAATGGGGAAAACTTCTTTTTGTTCTTTCTTCATAGTGTAGATTTATTAGGTTATTAGACGTTTGTGCAAATTCATCTTAGGTTAGTCATTTCCTCGCCGCAGCTCCTTCATATAGAATAACTGCTGAATATCCTTTAGGTGTAGCTCAAAGTCGGGATAGCGCTCCTTGTCGGGGTTGTAGGAGTGGCAGGTAATAATGCCGCGCTCTACATCGTGATCGATAATTTCCTTTAGCAGTATGCCCTCGGTTTGGTGTACGATAATAAACACCTTTGGTATGTGTAATTTGGCGGTCCAGTAGTGCTGGTATAGCTCGCGTCCTAATACAACATCCCCATTGCAAATGGCATTTCTTCTATCGTTATCCATGCTATCCCCTCTAATCTCGAATGCTACATAGTTACCACCGGAATATTTTTGAGTGGCAACATACATAGGTTGCTTGTCTAGGTATTCTTTATCTGCGAATCCACATAAATATCCCGCTTGTGCGTATTGCCCGATTAATGGGGCAATAGTTACGTTTAATTCACTAATCATTATTGGTTTAGCATTGCTTTTAGTATCTGTATCAGTTGAGGAATCCAGCAACATCGATCCTGTTCCTGTTTCCAACCAGTTTATATTTAATCGGGGTTCTATATTCTTTAGTTTGTTTATAAAGTTCTTTGGTGTTTTTACCTTTCCGTTTATTATTTGAGAGAAAGAAGATTCGTTATTGTATCCCAATAAAACACCAACTCCCTTTTGATTTTCTGCAAAACCATAAGCGATTAGGTGTTTTATTAAAAGTTTTACTCTGTCTAATTCGTTCATAAACAAATAATAAGCAGAAATAATAAAAATATTTAGCAAAAACTTTAGTAAAAGTTTGCTGAGAAAACTAAAGAACTTTATATTTGCGCTATACAAAACGTCATCAAAAAGGGAAGTGTCCCGAAAAACATGACTGTTTCAACTATCAAATGTAGCAATAAAAGTTAAAACTGTATAGCATGACGCAACAAAACTACGAGAAGGACGGCAACGGGGAAATAGCGAATAGTCGCTATAGCACCATGACGAATAGTATAACGATTACAGAAGAGCTAGTACTTAAAGACTGCGTATGTGTTGAACCCGAAATAGCGTGTTGTAATTTTCTTTTAGTCGAAAGCGTTACCCGGGTTCTAGCTGTTAACGGAAAAGAGATGTATCGCGAGAAGGGAACAATTCGCGATCTTGAAATGCTTTTCGAAATCGCAAAAGCCCTACGCGACAAAACGATGGGTGCATGGGTTAGCACCCATGGCTATCTCAAAACAGCGGATACCCTAAGATCACTTGTTCGGAAACAAGAAGCCGAGCGCGGTAGAAATACCTCCGATGATGCTGGTGATCTTCTCCACCCTGTCGGGCATGGAGGGTTTAAGGCTTTCAATTTCAAGCAGAAGCTTCTCTATATTCTTCTGAAGAAGTTCTTCTTGCACGGCAAATCCACCCCTTCTAACAAAGTCGTGGGCATTTACTTCTGCGGTGACAATTACGCAATCTCCTTTAACCCGTGTAGTGCTAATGAGATGTCGGGCTTCGAAGTCTCTAATGACCATCCTTAGCTCATCGGGCGAGCATTCTAGCTCGGATGCATAATGCGTGATGGTATGGTCTTCATCAATGCCACCATCAACAATTTTTTTCAACGCACGGTCTTTAAGATCGGGAGAAATCATAGGGCTACACTTTTTGAATCTCAAATGTAGCATTTAACCAATAAAACTGTATAGCATGACGCAACAAAACTACACCAACAGCGACACCGCAACAATAGCGGAAAAGCGCTATAGCTTCAAAAAAGGCTTCTACGGGCTAAGCCGCAAGGAAAAGTCTGCACTCCGCGACGAGGTGCTAAAGACGTTTGGCTTTGTAAACAATGCCTCTTTCTACAACCGCGTTAACGGGCTAATCGAGTTCAGCGCTCGCGAAAAGGAGGTAATGGATATGCTGCTTGCCAAGTACAACATTAGGTGGGACTACCAGTATGAGCAAGCTGACTAAGCGCGAGGCAGAGGTGGTGGAGCTGGTGGCGTGGGGCGCGGCTCAAAAAGAGGTGGCCGATCAGCTGGGCATTAGCCGCTTTACGGTTGACAACATTTTGCGATCTGCAAAGGAAAAGCTGCACCTGCAAAAGATCAACGAAATATCGGCTTGGTACTTCTGCAACCGCTTTCACATTTCCATGAACCTCTCTCCGCTTAAGAGGCAAATCGTAACCGCTTGCCTGCTGGGGCTAGTTATGGTGCAAATAGGCTGGATGGATAGTAGTCAGTACGCACGAACAGCGAGAGCCGGAAGGGCAAAGACAGCAACATCGGCAAGGGTAAGAACAAGAAGTAAAGAATAAAAAAATAGGAGGCTAAAGTATGTCTGCAATTTTTCAGAACGTGGTCGATTTGGCGAAGGAAATGCTAAGCGACGAATTTGGAGCCGCTAATGTTGAGGTGACACTAGTACAAACGCACTACATGCCCAACAAGCAGCAAACCATATTTATGATAGTGGCACAGGTGGGAAATCTAGTAGCCGCCGGGAGTGGCGAGAGCACGGGAAAGGCTATTAGCAGGCTCATAGCCGAATTTAAGGGTAAGGAGGTTGGGTAATGCTAATGGATGCCTACGAATTGAAGCAAGCGCTACAGGGTGCCGCTGAGCTAGGGGCGGCGACCATGGCGCGGGAACTTGGGGTTTTGCGCGATGAGATAAGCCAGCGCGAAGCCTACCGCAAGTTCGGGGAGGCTAAGGTAAAGTACTGGAAAGCCAAGGGGCTAATAAAGCGCCTTAAAGAGGGCGAACGAAATGCAAAAGTAACCTACTCATTTATCGAGCTTAAGGCGCTTCAACAAGCCGAAAAGATCGAAATGCTAAGCAAACCTTAAAAGGAAAAGTTATGAAAACAACCAACAACCAACAACCAACAACCAACAACCAACAACCAACAACCAACAACCAACAACCAACAACCAACAACCCTCTGTATCAAGCCGCTGTATTGGCAAAATTAAGACAAGGTGACACCTTTTGTTTTTCTGGATTTGGTTTAAAAAACAGAATCATGTACACGAAGGGTGAAACAAAAATAAGATTAACAAAAACAATGGAGGAGGTTGAGGTTTGCAGGTGTTCTTATTTGTCAGAAAACAAGCGACATCTAATAGTGACAAAACAAAAGACGTTTGCAACATCCGAGGTTGTGCTTTTGATGAGAAAGGCAATTGACGATTAAGCCGACTCTACTACCACTCAGGGATTAACTATTAGCAACAAAAGAAATGGACAACACTCAACAAGCCACATTAGCCGTTCCGCTATCGGAGTGGAACGAGTTGAAAGCCTTGCTCGCGGAAACCCGCGACCTGCTGCTGGCACAAAGCGGCCAGCGCAAAAACGATCTACTAACCCCTGCTGAGGTTTGCCGAACGCTAGGTATTTCGCGCTCCACATTCGAGCGCCTAGCGGATAGCGGGGTGATACCTACCATTAAGCTGCAGCGCCGCAAGTACACCAAGGTACAGGTTAAGCGCTCGGACATCGACCAGCTGCTAAAGCAGGGCGATATATAACCACCCGCACCATGGGTCATAAAATCTACTTTGGCGATGTTGAGGTGCTAAACATCAAAACCAAGCAAAAGATGGTGTTTAGCCATCAGATGTTTACCGAACTCGACAAGCCCACCGACGATAAGCTTAGGCGCTGGGTGCTGGCAAAAATTAAGCCAGCCAACAGGGGCGACTATAAAATAATACGCCTTTGCTTTGATACGGCAAAGGTAGTAGGCGAAACAGTAATGTAATGTTCGACCTTATTACCATGACAAAGAAAGGCATAGCGGCAGTGGACTTGTTAAGGATTGTAGAGGAAAACCACCTTAAAACCAATTATAAGGACGGTGTGCCCTACTACGATAACGAAAAGGAGAAGTTTAAGCACGGGTATTACCTGCGTATCGACACGGGAAGGGTAAACACGCTAAAGTTGGAATGTAGCCTGCACAAGTACTACAGCTACGTAACCACGGGGCGACAAACCAACTTCGACCAGTTTAGCTTTTCGAATGCAGCCGCCAGCCTCGCTATGCTTAAGGACAAAACAGGCATAGACCTGCAAAGCCTAAACGTTACCTACTACGAGGTAGGGCTAAACCTTTACATGAGTAAGGACTGTAAAGAGTACATAGACCAGCTGCTAACCATTGGCAGCATCGACAGCCGCCGCCCCATGTTCGTGAATCCGCGATACAAGGGCGAGCGGATAAAGACAACCGTTTTTCATCGGCACATCAAGAAAACATACAAAGCCTACGATAAGGTGCACGAAATGCTGGATAAGGCCCGGAACGATGCGCCGCCAAGCATCCCCAACATTCTACGCATCGAAACCACACAACGGCGCGTGGAGAAAACAACGGTAGCCGATCTGTTTGCCGCGAAGAGCATCCGAAAGATAGCGGACAACTTTTTAAAGGATTGGCGAACGGCGCAATTCGAACCCGTTGTTGAGGCCCCACGCGGAACCCACCAGCGCAAAATAGCGCTATGCAAGGACATCATTCTACAGGGCACCGAGTACGTGCTGAATAAGGCAAGGGATGATTTGCGAGCGGGAAGGCTCACCGAGCGCCGATTTCGCGACATCCGCGAGTTTGTGCAGTTCGAGTGGGATGATTTTAAGGAGCAAATACGGGTGCTTAAAGCGCCACTCGAATTGGAATTTAGAGACAAACTAAACGACGCGCTTAAAATAGTAATATGTTGAGGCTTAAAAGGATAGCAAAGGCTAAAACGTCAAGAAGTGAGAAAAATATAAAACGCTTAAAATGAGAAGGATAAAAACGCAATGCGGAAAAGTTGGCAAAAGTTGGCAAAAAAATATTTGTCATTCGGGAGCCTATATAGGTGTCCTCTCCAATCCGGCAACATGTCTTATACGTCCCGGAAGGGAAGCCCTGAGCGAAGCGAGGGGCTTTAGGGACGTAAGAGAAAAAAATAGCGAATAGTCGCTATTGCGAAATCAACAGGAAGTAAAAGAAGAATCAAAAAAATAGAAAGAATGGAACCGATCAACATTAACGATCTAACCCCCGAGCAAAAGGCGGCGCTTTTAGATCAGCTACGAAAAGAGGAAGAGGAAAGGGCGGTAAAGCAGCAGAACGATAGAATAGCCTACGATGAGCTAAAGGAAACCTGCATTGTGGAGCTGTTCGATTTCCTTACCTGTCTTTCTTACGATTTAAAGGAAGGAAAGAAGCGGGTGTTTGATGCTGTTGAACCGCTTCTTGAGCTAAAGAAAGAATTACATGGGTTAACGGTTGAGGACTTAGCCAAGCAGCAGAGCCACACCTTCACTAACCGTAGGGCTACCAAGAGCATTATCACCGGGTATAACGTTATCGATGGTTGGGATGAGGACCTAACCGCAGCGGCAAAGGCAAGGATTGATAGGTGGCTAACCTCGAAGATCAACAAGGATAACGAAATGTTTGTATCGATGGTTCGCGACCTGCTGAATGCAACTGGCGATGGAAAGCTGAAAGCATCGCGAGTAATGGAACTCCACAACAAGGCAAAGCAGTTTGGCGATAGGGAGTTGATTGAAGCGCTAGACCTGCTGCAGCAAGGGTACAAGCCTGTAAAAACATCTACCTACGTTAAGGCTAAGTACAAGGACGGAAAAGGGGTATGGAAGTATGTGGAACTATCGATGAGCCAAGCGTAATGTACATGGAGGTAGGCATCCGCGTTAAGGGCGTGGATATTAAAGCACAGATTAGGTGCGATTTTGGAAACTGCGTTAGGTTTCAGTTTTACGACACCAGCCACCAGCTGCTAGCCTCGGGGTATAAGAACATCAACTTAGGGATTGACGAATACCCGGAAAAGCGAATAGGCGAACGAGGCTTAGAAGAGGTGGTAGAGGCGGCGAAATGGCTCTTTAACGACACGGTAGAGGTGGTAAGCGCCAAGCGCCCGGTAATATCGGAAGAGGCGTTAAAACGCTCGGAAAAGTGGCGAAAATTATTTAGGAGCCTCAACAAGCCAGCCGATAGCATAGCAAACCAACCAGTACAGCTAACAATGTTTTGAAATGGGGAAAAAAGTAGAATGGGAACCAACAGGTCCAACAATAGAAAGCCTACAGCTAGACGGGTACAGGGTGCGAATATGTAAAACGTGCAACGGCTGGGGTAAGATTCCGCAAACAGACGCATTTTCGAACCAGTACAGCGAGCCACTTTGCACCGATTGCAGCGGATCGGGTAGGCGAATAGTAAGAAAGAAATTAGAGTGCAAACCCTTCGAATTGCCAAGCAACTCGGAACAGTAACGAAAAGAAATGGCATCGTTAGAAGGAAGAAAGATTCAAGAAGGAATGATTATAGGCACTGTAAAAACATACATGCGAGGGTCTGAATGTGATTTTGAAATTTGCAGTGTTGAAACGTGGGAAAGTCTATCAGATGAAGAAGCCGACCATATTGCAATCGAAGCAATGAATGAAAGCGGAATGTTTGAGGTATGGTGGTAAGTGTATTACAACAATAACAACAAAGATGGAAGTAATAGTACTAATGGCAGTAATGGGGCTTGTATCAGCAGCCTTTTACATGCAAAGTAAAACAGCAATTAGGGCAAAAAACAACACCATGCGATTGCTGGCAGAGGTAATGGCAGAAAAGCAGCAGATGCTAAACGATATAAGGGTATTGGTAAGAACTGTACACTTCACAACTAAGGAGCAAGCAGAATATATAGATGTGCATTCGAAGTGGCATGTCAAACTTTTTCACCATGCGCCAAAAGAGGAAATAAGGATTAGCATTAACGGTAAAGACTTAGGGCGAGTAATTCAAAAATCAACAACGCTATGAAAACATTCCACTTAGTTCTAAAAAAGAAATGGTTTGATATGATTCTTTCCGGGGAGAAGAAAGAAGAGTATCGCGAGATAAAAGAGCATTGGATAAAGCAATTAGTAGAGCCGACCGATGAGGAAGTAACTGTTGAGGCGGTTATACACTATCTACGGGGAGGGGAGTTAACGCCATGGCATAACCACAATTTCAGAATTAAGCAATTCGATGTTGTTGTTTTCCGAAATGGATATCAAAGAAACGCACCAACCATAACAGTAAAATGCAAAGGTATTAATGCAACGGGAGGCCGCACGAATTGGGGAGCCGTTGAGGGTGAAAGGTACTTTGTGATTAGACTAGGAGAGATACTAAGCAGTAGTAACATAACACAATAAACATTAGAACAATGGGCATATTCGGATTTTTAGGCGATGTAGCCAGCGCAACCGTAAAGATGGCACTAACCCCGATAGCAGGGGTTAAGGATGCTATAAGCGTAACGATGGGCGAAGAGGCCACCGCAACAAAGGATTTATTCGAGTCGATTGGCGAAGATTTAGAGAGCGCTGGCGACGAAATACTACCATAATGCTAACCTATAAAGTTGTTAATGGCCGCAACGTGATAGAAAGCGGCTTTGTGGTAGTTGAGGGTGTGGAGCACTACGTAAAAGGCGGGTTTGTTGCTTGCGATTCGAGGCTTAACCGCCGCGCCTGGAACACCACCGCCAAGGTTACCACCTGCAACTACTGCAAGCGCTTTAAGATCGAAAGGCCCGTACAGTTGAAACTTTTTTAAAACAACGATTAATGAAAGCAATTGAAACCCGAAAAAGCGAGATCAGGAAAATAACCTCAGACCCTCGCGAAATGCTAGGAATGTTTTTAGCAAAACGAGTTGTAAGAGGTTGGAAGGAAGATTTTGTAGATGAGGACGATGGGAGAGTAGTAACAATTGACCGAAACGAGATTATTGTAGCAGCAGGTACGGTAATCGATCAGAACGTGCTAGCGCGAATACAGTTCCACATGCAGGCTGGCGACATCGAGAGCGTTGAGGTATCGAACCAGCGCCGCAAGGCCATTTACACCCGTACAGGGCTAAGCCCTTGGCTGGTTACTGCCTGCATAGGAGGTAAAAACAAAAAGCTGCTACTCCACGCCAACTCTATAGAAATGGCCGTTGAGGTGGCAAAGGACTACATAGAATTGAACTATACGCAGTATTTCTACTTCGTAGGGGCTAAGGATTTTGGCAATTGCATAATCATAAATCCCGAATTGCCAACTGACGAAGAGAAGGACCAGCAGCCCGAAATCGAAGATACAGACGAAAAGAAGTACTACAAGCTAGACATTAGCCTCTCATACGACGAAACAGGAGGCAGCTACACCTTCGTAGTGTACACCACCGATGTAGATAGCGCCAAGGAGATCGTTACAGAGTACCTATATAATATGGTATTGGAGGCACGGGCAAAGGAAAACAATACCGACGAGCCCGAAGATTTCAAAACTACCGTACAGGAGGCTAAGACGATTACATGTAACGTAATTATCGAAAAGGAGTTTTCACTTGCTTATGTTGAGGAGGTTGAGGCATGAGATACCTAGTTACCACACCCGACAACCAGCCATTTGTTACCGAGTGGTTCGACGCCGAAAATCACTACTGCGATGGTGTAGGCATGGTAGTTTACGACTTGTACAAGTGGCAATACACCACCGACGGCGTAACATGGCAGGAAATACAACAAGATCACTTATAAAAGGAGGCTTAACAATGAAACAGAAAATACTATTTAGAGCCCAAAGAGTTGATAATAGAGAATTAGTATGCGGCGATGTAATTCACGGGGTAGGTCCTAAGCATGGGAAAATGTTTATACTCCCCATATCACACATTTACCCTAAAGATTGCCACTCTTTAGATGGTTACGAAGTTATCCCCGAAACAGTAGAGCGCCTGGTACACGAAGAAAACGGCATCGAATACTTCACAGGCGATAAGCTGGCCGTTTACTCGGAGTACTACCCAACCTTCGAAGAGGCATTCGCCGACGGTGAAGCCTGCGTAAGTGAGATTGATGATAACGGATTAGTTATTCTCGAAAATGAAGAAGCGATCGAGCAAATTTCTATGCTAAGCTACTGCCACAAGTTCTACCACATTTCACAAGAAGAGTTCGAGAAATACTTACCAAAAGTTGAGGAGGTAGTAGAATGAGAAGATTCGCAAAGGTTGAAAAGATGCTTATCGCTACCGCCACCGATAGCCTTACTACCTACGACTGCAAGAAGCACGGGATTATACAGCTAGCGGGAAAGAGCGAAACTGCAGTTTGCCCTTGGTGTAAGCAGCCTTTAGAGGTGCTTGCGGGTGTTGAAGAGTTGCGGGTAAAGTTTAGGAAAGAGTTAAGACTTGACGAATAGTTATTAAACCAATGTTGAAACTAGTAAGGCTCTCCATTCGGGGAGCCTTTTTTGCTGTTGAGGCAACCCAAAAGCACGAAGCAAAACAGTTAAATAAATGTAAAGCCGTATAGCGGAGAAAGAAATATAATTAACAGTAGTTTTAATTGTGTGAATGGGTGATTTTGAGCGCGGAATGTAATAGCATACTTTTGATTAAAAGATATTTACAACATAAAAAACAATTGGAATGAACAATCAAGTATTAGTAGAAGCGAGGATGCTTAATGATATAGCAAATTATTTATCCCAGCAGCCATATCGAGAAGTTGCAGGGTTAATGATGGGAATAGGTAAAGCGCTTAATCCACCTCCTCAAATACAAGAAGAGACTGACCCGGGAGAGAACAAGAAGTAAAGGAATAAAAAAAGAGGCCATCCAATATTTATACAGAAAGTTAGTCTTTAGGCATACACTAGTAATACCGTAGTAATTTGAAAACACATACATTCTTTTGGAGTGCCGAAACTACATCGGCTATTAAAGAGTACCTATCTCTCGAAGCATCGGCCAAGAGGGATAGGCTCTTTGAGAAATCAATACTACCAGCAATAAACACAATCATTAGCATAGAGCTAAACCAGCTTAAGCTTGCCACCAGCGAAGATTTACGCCAAGACGCAACCATTAAGGCGCTAGAAGTCTTTAGCCTTATTACCGATTGGCAGTCGGCACAAGCCTTTGTTACAACGGCAATACGTCGCTACATACGTCAGTATGCAATGCGTAAGAACCCGCTAACCAAGTACAACGATCAAAGCAACGAAAGCGACTTGGTACTGGCAAGGATAGTGGACAATGAAGCCCCGCTGCTTGAGAGCAAGGAAGAGAAAGCCACCGCAAGGCAGCGCTTTATTTGCGACATACGCGAAAAGATTGAAGAACAAAAGGTATTGAATTCAACAAGAGTTGCAATACTATCTCTTCTTATAGATTATGCGGAGGCGAACGATTACGAGATGGCTGGCTTCATACCGTACTGCTCCGATACGTTAAAGCTATCGGTGTCTTATATCCGCTCGGTTTCATCCACCCTAGACATCAAGTGCAAGCCTTTGATGTAAACTCTATTCAAAAACGGGGAAGGGGTTTAAAAAAACGGCGAAGGTCGTTATATCCTCTACCCCAGTTGAACGTGAGAAATTTCTGAAATTTTCGTGACCCCATTTTTTTAAGACATGACAAAACCGAGAAGTTCAAAAAAACTGAATGCAAAAAGCATCGAGAAAGGCATACGAGAAAAGTTAGGGGAACTATCCGATAAGGACGAAATCGCGTTGCAAATGCTATCGCAGTGCATCGGGTACTACAACAAGTGCGTTGCTGACTTAGATAAAAGTGGACTAATAGTGAAATACTATAGATCGAATGGAACAGAGGCCACCAAGGAAAATATGCACATGAATATGATGCTGAGGCTACAGGCTCAAATAAGCAAGTACCTAACGGAATTCGGAATGACACCAAAAAGCCGCGAAAGGATAAAGCAACCCGAGCCGGATGAAAAGGACCCATTTCAAGAAATGGTTGATAAAGTAAGAAATGGTTGATGTACCTAGAAAAAATAGTAGACTATTGCGACGCTGTTAACTCGGGGGATTTAATCGCATGCCAAGCGGTTAAGGATGCGGTAAACAGATTTTTGAGCGATGTTGAGGATGAACGATACTATTTCGATGAAAAGGAGATAGCGAAATTCGTTGCATTCACTTCATCGCTTAAGCATTTTACGGGGGCTTTTGATGGTGTGCCATTCGAGTTGGAGCCATGGCAGCTATTTATTTTTGGGAACATTTACGGGCTAAAGGTTAAGGAAACTGGGAAGCGAAAATACCGATATGCCTTTATTTTCGTGAGCCGTAAGAACGGCAAAAGCGCCCTAATGGGTGCGGCCAATCTTTACCACTTGGTAGGGTTAGACAACGACCCGAGCATGAGGGCCGTTATTGCGGCCAACAGCCGCGAGCAAGCAAAGCTGCTACTCGATAGCTGCAAGGGGTTTGCCCGTTCCATTGACCCAAAGCAAAAGTACATTACGCAGTACTTTAACGCGCTTAAGTATAAGGACAACGAGCTTAAGATAGTAAGTTCGGATAGTAAGCGCCTCGATGGTCTAAACCTTTCAATATCTACACTTGACGAAATACACAGCTACCCGGATGATGCGCTATTCAACGTGCTCAAATCATCGCAGGGGTTCCGGGAAGAGCCGCTAATTATTTGCATTACCACGGCTGGCTTTAGTACCGATGGCTTTGCCATGAACCAGTACACCTACTGCAAGAACATACTAAGCGGCAAGCAAATTGACGAAACCCAATTTGCAATGATATTCGAACAGGAGAGCATCGAAGAGCTGGACGATCCTAGCACCTGGTACAAGTCTAACCCAAACTTAAACGTTACGGTTAAGGTAGAGTTTCTAGCCAACGAGCTTAACCGTGCTCGAAATAATCCATCGGAGTTGGTGGGTATTACGGTTAAGAACTTCAACATGTGGTCCTCTACCGAATCGACGCGCGAATTATGGATACCCGAGGAAAGCGTTATACCTGTTTTTGAGCCGCTGAATATTGAGGATTTCGCCGGGTGCGACTGCTGGGTAGGTGTGGACCTATCGCAAAACCGCGACTTAACCAGCGTTTCGTTTCTTTTCCGGCGTGAGAACGATGATAGAATGTACATGTTCAATAACATCTACCTGCCAGCCGATAGCGTAAACACCAAAAAAGATAAGGAAATGTATAAGCGTTGGGCAGCGGATGGGCAGCTAACGCTAACCGATGGAAACATAACTGACTACAACGTAGTGCTAGATGACATCCTTAAGGTGTCGGAAATGTGCAACATTGTGAATGTTGAAACGGACACTTGGAACGCCTCGCAATTTTTGATTAACGCGGATGAAGCCGGGCTACCTATCGAGGGCTTTGCACAAGGCATCGCCAACTTTAACAAGCCTACTAAGCACTTCGAGCGGCAAATCTACCTTAAGGAAGTTGTGATAGATGTCAAGTGTAAAGACATCCTTAAGTGGCAATTCCACAACGTTGAATTGAAGTACGACAACAAGGGGAACTGCAAGCCGGATAAGAGCAAGGCGCGGGAGCGTATCGATACAATCATTAGCATGATTATGGCAGTAGGTGGGTACATCATTAACCCATACGGGGGGCGTCACGAGGTTTATTAAAAAAATACGGGTAAACAATACTTATGGAAAAATACAGAAAAGCATGAGATTATTTAAGCGCTTTATGGGGTTGGAATCGGTTGACGGTATTTCGCGCAACCCGATTTTAGGCTACCTCAAATTTGGCACCTCTTCATCTTCGTACAGCAAAAGCAAGGCGCTTAAGATTAGCACGGTTTACCGGGCCATCAACATTATTTCCGACAGCATCGCCAAGCTCGAAATTTGCAACTATGATTTTGCAGGTGACTTTCGCTATAAGAAGTACGATGATTTGTACTACCTGCTAAACGTGCAGCCAAACGAGGTAATGGGAGGCTTTACCTTTAAAAAGGCTATCGTGGTTTACATGCTGCTTAAAGGAAACGCATACATCTATGTAGATAGGGATAATGACAACACCATTAACTCGCTAAAACTATTGAATCCTGACTTAATGGTTATTACCGTAAAGGATGATAAACTGGTTTACACCTACAACAAAACGCCAATAGATTCGGATGATATTATACACATTGCCAACTTCTCGGGGGATAACTTTGGGATAGTTGGCGAATCGGTGTTAGGCTTTGCCGCTAACTCGCTGGGGCTGGCTTACGATAGCGACAACCACGCCAGAAATTTCTTTAAGGGCGGCGCAAGCATGGCTGGGATTCTTCGCCCGAAAGATGGCGTTAATCTAAAGACGGGGGAGGCTACTAGGGCCAAGCAGCGCATGCAAGAATCGTTAAACCCCGACTTAGGGAATAACAGCGCCGGAATAGTAGTGCTCGACAGCGGGTTGGAATTTCAAACGGTAAGTATTTCACCCAAAGATAGCCAGCTGCTAGAAACCAGAACCTTTAACATTAGCGACATTGCCCGGTGGTTTGGGGTGCCGCTTGCAATGCTCTTTGCTGGCGATAACAAGTACAACACGCAAGAAGGGGCTATGCTCGACTTTTTAGCAAACTGCCTACAGCCAATCATAGAGCGAATTGAAAACGAGCTATTCAGAAAACTGTTTCTTCGCTCGGAATGGGATAAGGTAGATTTGCTTTTCGACACATCAAACCTTTACCGCCTAGATGCTACCAGCCAGGCAGACTACTATACCAAGTTGCACAATGTAGGGGCGTTAACCACCAACGATATACGGCAAAAGATTAACAACGTACCCATAACCGGGGGCAACCGTGCGTTTGTGCAGGTTAACCTACAGCCAATAGACAAGCTAGCAGCCGATAAAGAGGAACCGATTAAATAAGAAATATGACAAAGATTAAAAGGAGCTATACGACCGAGTTTAGAACCGAAGAGGGGAGTCGATACGTTGAGGGGTACGCGCTAAAGTTCGAAGAAGCGAGCAAGGACCTTGGGGGATTTGTTGAAATTATCTCGCGTGGTGCCCTAGATGGGGTGCTGGAAAATAGCGACGTGCTTTGTGTAGTCAATCACAACGATGTACCAGTGCCAATGGCTCGCTACCGTGGCGAGAACGTGCGAGGTGAAAGAACCAAGCCAAACACCTTGGAGCTGGTGGTAGATGAGGTGGGTTTGTGGTACCGCTTCGAAGTTCCGTCAGCTAATCAGGATTTGCTCGACGCAATGCTAAGGGGTGACATCGACGCTTCGTCGTTTGCCTTTACGGTAAAGAAAAGCGACGTTGAGGTAACCCGCAACGATGCCGGACAAATCGTTAAGCGTATTAACAAGTTTGCTAAGATATACGACGTTTCGCCAGTTTCGCGCCCTGCCTACGAGGCTACAGAGGTAGGGGTGCGAAGCGAGGATGAGGCAATTAAAGAATTCGAAAGCATGGAAACAGAACAGCAAAAAAGACAGGAAATCATCGACAACTTTAATAAGAGAAGTTGGGCGGTAACCAACACGGTCGACGGTCTTACCACGGGCAAAAGTTCGCGCGAAATAAAGAACGGCTTTATTGTAACTACCGAGGTTTGGGGATATGATAAGGAAGGAAAGTGGATTTGGGAATACTCGGAAGAGTACTTCGAAACAGACCCGCTAACTGGCGAAAGCGCTAGCGAAGATCAAGCCGCCAAAGCCGCCGAAATTGAGGCGTACTACAAGCAGATAGACGAGCAGCTGAAGGGCTTGCGAGCCTAAATAAAAAAAATAGGACTAACCAATACTTAAAGCATATATCCAAAAAAGTTATGACAAAACTCGAACTTATCGATAAAAGAAAACAGGCGCTTGCCTCAATAGATTCGATTGTTGAGGAAGGTAAAAAGGAAACGCGAAAGCTTACCAGGGAAGAGGAAAAGCAGGTAGCCGATCTGAAAGCAGAAATACGCTCTTACGACGAAGAACTAGAAAAAATCAACAACCCAAAACCAACAGACCCACAAAAAAGAAACGCCACAATGGGAAAAGAGGTATCAATTGTTAGGATAATTAACGACACCCTTAACGGGCGTTCGTACAGCGACGAAACGCTAGAAATCATAGAATGCGGTCGCCGCATGTTGGAAGATTCAGGACTTGAGGCAGCAGGAATAACGCTTCCTTTGTCGCTTCGTGCTGTTACTGCAACCGATGATCAAAGCGTAATAACAACCGAAACAGGGGGCATTATTGATGCTCTACGTGCTGCTCTTGTACTATCAGCAGCAGGTGCAAACGTTCTTACCGGATTAGTAGGTAACATTAAATTTCCGGTTTATAATGGGAATTCAGCATCATGGGAGGCCGAGAACACTAAAAAAGATGATGATTCAAACGGCTTTGATGACTTGGCTCTTACCCCTAAACGCCTAGTTGCAACAATTAAAGTGAGTAAGCAACTGCTTATGCAGAGCACTCCAGATGTAGAGTTATACCTACGTGGTTGCATTGTTAAAGCAATTGCAAACAAGTTAGAGGCTACTTGTTTAGGTGCTGCTGCTGGAACTACTACCATGCCAGCAGGTATGATTAAGACTCTTGGTGCAAACGCTACTGACACCACCGGATTAACTGTTAATGGTTCGGCTACTTTTGTGAAGGTCGTTAACCTAGAAACGGCTGTTGATGCGGCTAATGGCATTGCAAACCAGCCTGTATATATTACAAATTCGAAAGGGCGCGGTATCCTTAAAACAACTGCTGTTGCTGCAAATACTGCAAAGATGATTTGTGAGAATCGTGAGGTAAATGGATACAAGTTGCTTTGTACAAATAATGCACCATCTTTAGTAGCAAATGCAGAGCAAGCGCTGATCTTTGGAGACTTCTCGCAGCTTCTAGTAGGTCAATGGGGAGCAATGAACGTCGAAGTTGAGAATGCGCCTCGCGAGAATGCAATATACCTAACCATTAACTCGTTCTGGGATTATGGCATGGCACACAAAGAGGCTTTCGCCGTTGGTTCTATCAAGGCGTAATTTAAAGAATAGGCTTAACCCCAATACTAAAAGCCACCTCTGCACGGGGTGGCTTTTTTACTAATACGAAAAACTATGTACATAACACTCGACGAACTTAAGGCGCAACTAAACATTGAGGCTGGGTATAACGAAGAGGATGCCTACCTGGGGCTGTTAATTACAGCAGCCGAAAAGGCAACGGAAAACTACCTAAACGGCGAAACACCCGTACTGGATGCGACCAAGCCCGAGCCGGATATTAAGATGGCAATGCTGTTAATGTGCTGCCATTGGTACGAGAATCGATCAACCGTTTCGTTTGCTCAGGGCTACAAGGTGCCTTATGCGTTTGAGTTTTTACTGAATCCCTACAAAACATTCACTATAGCATGAGAACATCGGAGTTAAGAACACCTGTAGAGATTCAGCACAAGACGAAGGTTAAGGATGAATTTTCAACCACAAAAGAAGTATGGGCCAAGCTAACCAGCCTTAAGTGCAAGGTGGTAACAAACTCGGGGCGAATGACCGAGCAAAACGATGAGAAGTTTTACTCCAACAGCCTTATTATAGAGTGCTACTACCGACCCGTGGTTAAGGAGGGGATGCGAGCAATTTTAAGCGGTGTTACCTATAAGGTTGATGGCATTACCCCATACCCTTATAAGAACTACATGGAGGTAAGGCTCGAAAAAGTAAACCTATAAAAAGATGGAAAACATAGGAGTTAGCAGCACGGTTGGTAAGCTTGTAGGTGATGATAAGCTGCTTTACCTGTTATCGTCGCTTGGCGAAGAAATGGAGAGCAAGGCCATAATTAACGGGCTTAAGGAATCGGCAAAGCCAATGCTAAACGCTGCAAGGGCTGGCTACAAGGCTTGCACTGCATCTTCTGCTAATGCTAACAAGCTATTTAAGATAGGGAAGAGCCGCCAAGGAAAACCATTTGTGGCTCTTGTTGCAAGTGCAGGGATAGCCCGTTGGATGGATGAGGGAACCGTAGAGCGCTACACCAAGGGAACTGGCGACCCGCATTCTGCGACGAAAAGGAAATCGGAATACCGAAAAGGGTTTAACCGAACTCAATTTGTGAGCGCCTACCGGGGGAGCATTAACCCTACTCGATATTTCGACAATGCTGTTAGGAATAACGAGCAAAAGTTTTACGATTCGCTTTCGGAAAACCTAGTAAAAAGCATACAAAAAATAGTAGAAAAACATGCCAACTCTTAGTACAAAACTTGCCAAAACATACCCAGAAACGCCCAAAAAGCACCACCAAAAGAACGAGAATTTAATACACCAAACGGTGTACAACACCAAACGGTGGCGCGATTTGCGGCTAAACTATCTGGCAAATCATCCGATTTGCGAGTGCTGCAAAAAGGCCGGAAGGATAAGGGCAGCTACCGACGTTCACCACGTTAACGAAATATCGAACGCGACAACAAAGGAAGGTATGCAGCGACTCGGTTTTGATGAAAATAACCTAATGGCTATTTGTAAAGAGTGCCACTACCAAATACACAACGGACATGAAGAGCATCTATATTAGTAAGTACGTTAGCAGCAAACTCGAAACACTAGAGGGTGTTACGGTTGGTAACATGATTTTACCTGAAGATACCAAATTCCCTGCTGTAGTATTCGAGAAAACGCAGCACCCCATAGAGTACGATAAGGAAGGGGTAAACAGCAGGGTAGGCTACAACTTCGTAGTGCTTGCCGAAGAGTACAAGCAAGCGCTAGATATTAGCAGTAGCATAGTCGAAATTTTCCAAAACCTAAAGGGCGACATGGATGGCTTAAGCATTGACTATAGCCGCTTGCAGTCTATAGATGAAATGGTAGACGAAAAAGGGGTTTACCTTGTGAGGCTTGGCTGGCAGTTTCGATTTTCAGAATAAAAAAAAAGCCATAGCTCAATACTTATAAGTCAAGAATATATTCATTAAAAACAATGCGCTATGGTATTTGACGGCGAACTATTGATTTATTTGGACGAAGGTGCAACAAAAAAGCCGTTAGCTTACAATAAAACGGCAACGCTTTCGGTAAAGTTAGACACAAAAGACATCGTAACTAAAGAGGACGGCGAATGGTCCGAAAAATTAGCGGGGCGGCTTGGCTGGTCGATTAGTGGAGATGGGTCGTATTGTCTTGATTCTGGAACTAGCAACAAATCGGCAGACATGCTATTTGATAAGATTGTAGCTAGAACCCCTGTAGACATTATCTATGGAATCGACGGTACCACCGCTACGTATTCGGGGAAAGCATTCTTAACCACCTGGGAATTATCGTCGGGGGCTGGTGAGATACCCACCTATTCGACGTCGTTAGATGGTACGGGTAAGTTAACGAAAATTCCCAAACCTGTATAATTGTTCGTGTACTGTTTTTGTTTAAAAGGAGGCTTATGCCTCCTTTTTTCGTAGCTAGTAATAAAAAAAACGCCACCACTCAATACTTATAAGCATAACAAAAATACAGCAACATGGATAAGGTAACAATTAACGGGCAAGAACTAAACGTCAGGTTCGGGTTTCGCACATTTATGCTTTTCGAAGAGGTAACAGACGGGAAAACAATAAACAACATAAGAGGATTAAAGGATATGCTAACGCTGTACCATTGCGCTCTTATTGCCTCTAACGAAGATTACCACCAAACGTTTGATGAGTTTATTGATGCCGTTGAAAAGGAAGAAAACAACTTAGCCGTGCCCACTCTTACGGTTATTTACAACCGTTGCATTACGGTAAAAAAAAACAATCCACAGAGACAGCCAGCACAGAAAAAGAAAACACACGGGGCGAGAGTATAAGCATGCGCCGCTTGTATGCGATTGCGGTCGTTAAGTGTGGAATACCGCCCAAATACTTTTTAGACGAAATGAGCACATGCGAGCTAGAGGCGGTGCTCGAATACGCAAACGAAACAGAAAAGCAGAAGGTAGAATTGAGACGCTTAGGGTGGTACTACTCAATTCTGCCTTACGCTCAAAAGGGGGTAACTCCGCAAAAGCTCATACCGCTAAGCTGGGAGAAAGAGGAGCAACAAGCAGCAAGGCCGCTGCTAACACAAGAAGAGATAACCGAACGCGCCACCGCGCTACTTAACGCAATACCTGAATAATGGGTAAATCAGCAAATCTATACGTGCTTTTAGGGTTTGACCCTAAGAACTTTAACAGCGGCGTAAAGTCGGCAAAGGACAATGTTAAAGGGTTGAGTACTGACGTTAAATCTACCCTAAATGGCATAGACAACGCGGTTAAGGGGCTGGGGTCGTCAAACGCTCAATTTGAGCGCTTAGTTACCAATGCAAGCGATGCCGAACAGAACATAGGCACCATGAAGCGGCAGCTAAAAGAACTGTCGAAAATGGACTTCTCGAAGCTATCGGATGTTGAGATTGCCGGGGTAAAGAAGCGCATGGCCGAGTTAACCGACGGCATTGGCGACGCCCAAACCGCGATTAAGCAAATGTCGCTCGACCCATTTCAAAAAATGGCATCGAGCATTAAGACGGTTAGCACGTTGGCCGAGGGGGTAACGGGTACTATGTCGCTTTTTGGAGCTAACACCGACACGGTAAACCAGTACATGCAAAAGACGGTCGCGTTAATGGGTATTGCCAACGCGGCACAGGAAGCATCCGTATTTTTTAACGAAACGGCGCTCGGGTTAACAATTAAGCAAAGGGCGGCGCATTTGGCGAATATACCCGCAATTGCAGCGGTTAACGCAACCCTTGCAGCTAATCCTTATGCTGTTATTCTTACGGCTGTAATTGGTATAGGTACTGCAATTGCGCTTTGGGAGAATAACGCAATGAAAACGCAAATGCGTCTTGATGCAACCGCTCGAACAATGACGCTAATCGATAACATGCTAGGTGGCTTAACAAAGGCGCAAGCGTTAGAGGTGCAGCTGGCAGAGGCAAGGGGAGCGAGCGAAGAGCAAATATATCAGCTTAAGCGCAAGCATTTGATAGCTAATAGAGAACTGCAACAAATGCAGGTAGAGGCGACTAGAGACGCGCTAAAGCAAAAGAACTTAACAGCAGAGCAGTCTATAGAGTTGCAACGGCAAATGGTATCGCAAAAGCAAACAGTAGCGAATGCCAATACATCGCTAAAGATACTGGAAGCTACAAACAAAACGCGCAAAAATACAGAGAGTTTTAAGGCGCAACAAAAAGCACAAGAGGAAACAACCAAGGCTTTTCTCGAATCTGACAAAGGGAAAATAAAGGCAATAGAAATTGGCTACAGCAAAGAGTTGAAAGCCTTAAATAATCAGCTAAAATATAAGTATTTAAACGAGCAGCAGTATTCGGAAAAACTAACGGAGTTAAGGCAAAAGACAAATGAAGAGCTGTCTAAATTAGATGGGAAATCAAATTTGAGAATGACTTTTCAACCGCCAGAAATTGAAAGTGAGGATATTAATATCAAGCCTTTTGATCTTAGCAACTACCTTGAAAATGATACAAAAAAAGCCGACGAAATAATAGAGGGATTAAATAGTAGCATTCAAAAAATCGACGTTAGACCCTTCGACCTAGTAGGCATTGAGTTGAATGAGGTTAAAGGTGGATTAGAGGCCACATCACAGGCATTTGGCTCGCTGGGGGATGCAATAGGCGGTAATGCTGGCGATTGGCTTAGCTGGGGAGCGCAAACAATGAGCACGATAGCGCAGATGATACCACAGGTAGCCGCGCTGTTGGGTATTCAGCTAGCGCAAGGTGCAGCGGCACAAGCAAGCCTACCTTTCCCTTATAACCTCGCGGCGATGGCGGCGACGGCGGCGGGTGCTATTAGTATTATTACCTCGATACCGAAGTTTGCAAGCGGCGGTATTGTGCCAGGCACATCGTTTAGCGGCGATAAGGTGCCAGCGCTGGTTAACTCGGGCGAAATGATACTAAACAGCGGTCAGCAAGCCAATCTATTTAGGATGATAAATGGTGGTGGTGTAAATGGTAGCGGTTCGGTGAGTGGTGGCGAAGTTGAGTTTAAGATAAAAGGCGAAACGCTGGTAGGGGTACTTAAAAACACCTCGAATAGAAATTCAAAAATCAGGTAATATGCTAAAGCTGAAATATTACTATACGTTTAAGTCTATCAATAACACCGCATACAGGGTAGAAATATTGGAAAATACGGAGTTAGAAGTAGTGGCAATGGAAATAGCCAACGCTTCGGCTCCTTTTGTCGTGTCGTATCAGGATGTAGAAAGCAAGCTAGAAACGGTACTAGGGAGCGGGGCTAAGTTTGCAATAGTAGGTAAGAGCACCTTTGAGTACTTAGACTTATACACGGCAAACATACAGCAGTACCAGGTGCGGCTGCTGAAAAATGGCTCAATTATTTGGGCTGGCTGGCTCGATACGGAATACTACCAAGAAAACTTTTCGCTTAAAGAAAATATAGATATAGACCTCACGGCTGCCGATTTCAACGTGCTGGAAAGAATACAATACCTGCAAGCGGATGGCAAGCCTTACGAGGGGATAGTATCGTTTTTTGACGTGCTAAAAGAGGTTCTGGTAAAACTAGGGCTACCGCTTACGAATATCTACATAGGCAGCGCTACAACGGCAACAGGCGTAACATTGGCCGCCGCCGAAACGCTGCTGCACAAGGTTTACGCAATTAACCGCAACTACTACGATGAGGACTACAAGGCTCTCGATTGTAGGTCGGTTTTAGAGGGCATACTAAAGCCGTACTGCCTAACGGTAAAGCAGGTAAATAACGAGCTGTTTATTTACGACATCGAAACGCTGCTAGCGGATAATCCAACGTTTAAGCGCTACAACGCTACAACGTTTGCTTACGTAGATACGGTAATTGTAGCATGCAATCAGGGTGATTTAACCACAATAGGCTTAACATCGTCAGATAGCGTGTATGCTACAATAGGTAGCTATAACAGGCTAACGCTAAAGTACAACACCTTTAAGCAATGTGACTTAGGCGAAGCAAAAGTAGTTGCTGAAAACGTATCGGAGCTGGTTAATACCGAAACGGTGGCAGATGTTAGGAACGGTTTGGACTACTCGTTTAAAATAGACTACTACAATAAGGCAGCAGGGTTTAACATACAGAACATACCTGTAGACGAAAAGAAGTGGTACCACCCGGCGATTATCACGCCAACGGGCGAGATGATAAAGAACGAGGACAGCATAGCGGGTATTATGATGTACCCCAATACGCCCACCACCAACCAGCAGAAAACGCACCTTGAGCTAACGGCTAAGCTGCCCGTACTAATAAACGAGGGCAGCAGCTATGCACTAAAGATAAGTGCACAGCTATTTGTTGCCACTCAGAAAAATTTGTTTGCTGACAAAAATACGATTGACATATCGAGGACAAAGAAAATAGTACAGGTGCTTCTACCGTATAGGCTATACTTTATCGAGCGTGTGGAGTATCCATACCCGCTAGACCCTACATCTGCCTACTACCACTACAACTCGTATGATAACCTATCGCTGTTAAACGGTAGCGGCAAAGACAAATGGACCAAAACCACCAGCAACGACCAGCAGCTTAGTGTACGATCTATGCTACAGTTTTGCAGCTGGGGAGCGCAAGCGAGCATAGAAAATGCTTGGACAACGTGTAAGAACATCATGTACCCGTACATGTACAAGGGCGAATTTGCCAGCCCACCATTTACGGATTACTGCATACCGCTACCAGCGGGGAGCTACGGGGAACTAAAGTTTTGCCTTATACAAGGGCAACCAATAACAGTTCTTTCAGATGGCATGGTTTACGACGGAGTTGGGTCTGGCATAGACTACTTTAAGCTGCTAAACGATATAAAGCTGTCGATAGTAGATGTACAGACAGGGAAAGAAATAGAGCTATCGGACGTGGAGTATAACTCTTATATCAATAAGAATTATAAGAACGATGCCGACGCTATAGAGGTAATACAGGGTATTAATGCGGAAAAATTCCCAAACGAAAACGGTGCAATGCTTTTGAAAAACGAGGCAGCAGGCAGCTACTACTTTGCCAGCACGTTTACAAGGGCAGGGGCAACGGATACGACAGAGAAGCTACATCTACGAACATTTATTAGCAACTACAAGGTAAATACAAGCGCTTTAAGCTGCGAGGTAAATAGTACAATTAAGCCGCTAGGGTATGTTACCTATAGCAATCACTTACCGGGTAAGCCGCTAGGGGTTTACGGGTTTGAGGTTAACTACTCGGATGAGGTCGTAAAAATTTGCACGAAAGAAATACTTAAGGATAGTATAGGCATAAATACGATTACCTATGAACCAAACTAATACGCTAAATATATCACGGTTAATAGTTCCTGCAAATAAAAGGAATGGGCGAAATGGAGCTGCAACAAGCGGAGGGGTTACAACAGGAGGGGGGAATGGCTCATTTGTAGATATTTCACAACTTCTTAAGTTGGTTTCAGAAAGCGAGCAAACGGTAAACTCGGTAGTATCGTTTTTGAAGGAAATAACGGCTAAGACAATTATAGAGGATGGGGTTAAACTATGTGATAAGTATGTTAAGCATAATACAGCCGAAACATCGGGGCCTCAAACCATATACGGCGACCTCCGCATAATAGGTAAGATTTATTCTAGCGATGATATAGTAGCCTTTAGCGACGGCACGGGCGGCGGCGCAGCCCCTACCATCCCGCTTGCCACCTACACCACTACGGGCGTGGTAAAGGTAGACCCTACCACTATGACCGTGGATGCTAACGGAATGATAGCGGTAAAGGGGGATTTGTTTAACCTTTCGAACTACTACGATAAGAGCGCTAGCGATGCTCGGTTTGCGGCATTGGGGCACGTACATGCTTTTAGCGAGCTTACGGGCAAGCCAACGACAATTGCGGAGTATGGGATAACGGATGCGGTAAAGAATACAGGGGGAACGATTGCCGGTGATCTGACAATAACGGGTAACCTTTACCTACAACAGGATGGTAAGTACATTGTTACTGAGAAGGTGTACTCCGAGAACGACTTTATCACGCTAAGGTACAACAATCCTTCACTGCTTGCGGCTATGGCCTATACGGGATTCGAGGCGCAAAAGGTATTTGCTGACGGCTCGGCTGGCTACCTTGTATTTGGCAATGATGGCATGGCTAGAGTAGGTAAGATGGCAAGCTTGCAAATGATTGCAACGCGGGAAGATGCACCTATAGATGGGGCGATACAGTACTACAGCGCGGCGAATAAGAGGCTGGCTAGTGGGGTATTGGCTAGTGACTTGTGGCATAAGGGTAATTTGAATAAGGATTATTTAGTTTCAGGTAATAATGCATTCGCAAGTACAGTAACATACCAATCAGATATTAATGATATCCGCATATCAGGATTTTACTCTAATTACCAAGGGAAAAATACACCGACAGGAAATCTTGGAGAAAATACGTATTCGATAATACATGTAGGAGAGAATGCTCATAGTGGAGCTCAGATTGCAGTACGACATTATGGTGGTATCACAAATGAGGTGTATAGCCGTGCATTACTAGGTGATACATATACAGGATGGGCGAAGATGTTTTCTGAAGTAAACCTTAATCGTAATGACGTTGACTTTACCGCCCGTAACATTTCCTTAGCCACCCAAACCATCCGCTCTGCCGACGGCAGCGTAAAGTGGACAATACAGCTTAACGCAAGCAACGCTTTAGAGTATTACAACGCCAGTGGTGCATTGGTGGTGCGGATAAGCCAAGCTGGGAAGATACAGGCTAAAGATGATATTGAGGCATTTAGTAATTTTCATTAACAAGATATGGCAACAAAACAGGCTAAGCTAAAGAGCACAATAAATAGGATACTGGTAGCAGGTACTACGGCAAATCTAACGGCAAACGACTTTGATTTATACGTAGATGGTATTATTAGCACTGCCATAAGGGGTGGCGAAATATTTAGCGGAGTATCGGGTACCGCCCCAATTTTTGCTACAGCCACCACAACGGCAATAACGCTTTACGTTTCGAAGCATACACGATCAACGAGTATAGCGGATGATGAGAGCAGCCTGCACTGGAATACGGCCGAAGATGATTTAGGCAACGTGCTGCAGCTGCGCCTATCGGGTACGCTAACGCATCCAACCGAGGGTGCTTTTTCAATTGCTGAAAACCTCTACTACTGCCCAGCCGTATATCCTCCGAATTTAGGTGTAAGCAGAATGGCAGCGGTGCTTAAAAATGCGAGCATTGGATTTAACGGGGTATTTAGCAATGCTCAGCTTAACGAGAACTCTATAATAAAACCCGACAAGCTTACACCTTATGGTGTAGTAGAAATAATTGGCTACTCCCCTAGGTACGCCCCTGTAATTTTAAAGTACTTGTACGAAGCTTACCACATCGATGAAGGGGGTACATCGGTTGCTTTCGACGTAGAGTACATTGCGAATAGCGTTAACTCGAGCAGCGGCATAAGCAACGTTAAGCTAACCGCCACCCGCCAGCAGGATAGTGCCGTTTCGGTATTTCAGATTTCAACACCGAGCCTTAAAGCAGAGGGCACGATCTCGTGTACCCTACAAGCGGGTAACTATACCGTCGTGGCAAGCTTCGTGCTTAACGGCGTACCCTATACGCTATCGACAACAGGCGTAACCGTATATGCTGCCGTGGCCAACATCACATCGTTGATTGTAAACTCCTACTCTGCAATGACGGGCAGCATGTCGCTTACCGCTACGGCCACGGAGGGTAAGAATTATTCCATCTACTGCACGACATACTGGGAAGACCCATTCGCCTACCCGATCACTACATATGAGCTACGCAGCTTCGTAGCCGACTGGACAATGCAAGCGGGGAGCAACAGCAAAACCGTTACCATCCCTCAAACCATGCCATCCGAAATTGCAGGGGACAACAGCTATATGATACGGTCGGTATACGTAGAGTTGAGAACCACTGCTGGTACCGTCGTGAAATCGGCGATGTATGAGTTGTAAAAAAATGGAGAAACTAATACTTAAAGATAAACTAATCTGATATGCAAAAAGTAAACAATATCCTAAACCAAGTTCCCAGCTGGATAGTGACAGTATGCGTAGCGCTAGTGGTGAGTTACTCCACTATCCAGCTTAAGGTAAATACGCTCGAAACGCGTAACAGTGTAATGCAGGAGCGAATAAACCAATTGGACGAAACAAAAGCGAATAAGGAACTATTTCAGGAATCCACCAGCCGCCTCGACAGGATAGAGGGTAAGTTAGATAGGCTTATCGAAAACAAACAAAATAAATAATCTATGAAAAAGTATCTCATTATTCTAGGGCTGGCAATGCTGGCCGCAATTGGCGTATTAGGGTATATGCTAAAAGAATCGCACCAGCAGCAGCGGGTGCTGATAAACAACAACAAGGCGCTGGTTCAGCAGGTAAGCACCTACAAGGCGAAGGATGGGCGCGAGGTGAGCAAGTCGATAGTATTGCAATCGACAAAGCAAAACCTGCCGGACAAAGAGCGGAGGGTAGCGGAAAATATGAAGTTGAGGAAGTCGAAGGTTAAGGCGGTAGGTATCATAGAAAGCAAGATAGATACAACCGTTGAGGCGACCGCTACCGTTACCCCCGTAGCTACGCCCACCGGGCAGGTGCGGCGCGATACCTGCTATAACTTTACCGTCAACCCCGAATTTAGGGCAAGCGTTTGCGTACGTAATGACACAGCACAATTTCACCCTGTTATTACCGATTCGCTTTTTATAGTATTTGCCGATGAAAGGGTATTTGTTAACAAGCGAAAAGCCTTTTTTATTGCCAGGTGGCTGCAAAGGAGGCAAACGGTAGTAACGGCTAACATCCTACGCTCGAATAAGGCGATTAAAACGGTCAACCAAAACTTTACATACATAGTTAAGAAGCCATGAAAGAATTTATAAAGGATTTATTTAGGTCAAATAGCGGGGTTAGCAGCAAAAGGCTAATCTCGTTTATCGCGTTGGTGGTGCTAATCGTTTACATCTTCGTAATGAGCCAACCAGCCGAGTTTGTTGTTTATACGCTAGCGGGGTTAGCGGGTGGTGCTCAATTGCTAACCGTAGCTGCTAACTGGAAGGGAGGTAGGCGATGAAATACTTTACAATTGCAGAGCTGACGCATAGCGATACGGCAGCGGCCAACCATATCGACAACACCCCCAGCGCGGGGGTGGTTGCTAACTTAACCGCATTAGCCGATAACGTGCTAGATGTTGCACGGGAGCGATTAGGCAAGCCGATTAGGGTTAATTGCGGGTATCGTAGCCCTGCATTAAACAAAAAGGTAGGAGGGGCTAATAGCAGCCAGCACCTTACCGGGGAGGCCGCGGACATTGAAAGTAGTAATAACCTCGAACTGGCGCGGGTTATTTTTGAAAATTGTATCTTCGACCAGCTGATACTTGAGCACCCGGATAGGCAGGGCGTACCCGCGTGGGTACACGTTAGCTTTTCGGGAACCCGAAACCGTAGGCAAGTGCTAATGTGCAAAAAAGTGGCAGGTGCTACGAAATACTACCCTTACACGTTTAAGTAGATGTTTGAGAAATGTTTGGTAAAAGCAAAAACAAGAAGCAGGTAAAGACAAGTAAATCAAAGATAAAGACAATAAAAAAGATTAGATTCCGGTTCTGAAGGTCGTGGGTTTGAATCCCGCCGGGGTCACTTGCAAAAGTTTAGTAAAGCCTTGATCGTTACTTGCGATCAGGGCTTTTTTGTAATTGGTCCTTGTTGAGAAGTAGCAGTTTCGATGTCCTATTCCTTTAATAATATGGCTGAATTGAAAATGGTAGCTATCTTTGGTATATTAACCTATCGATAATACTGAGGCTATGATAGATTTTACCAATACCGAAATTGCCTTTAAAATAAAGTCGAACGTGGAGCTTCGGAAGGCCCGCTTCCTTTTTAAAACGATTAATAACCCCAAGTTGGTTGGCTGGTTAACTGCTATTGCGGCATTTGCGGTCAAGAATCGCTTTCCAATAGGATGGTTGGTAAGGCCAACTCTTTACGCTCAGTTTGTTGGTGGGGAATCTTTAGCCAAGAGTGCCAATAAGGCTAAAAAGCTTTGGAAGTATAATGTTGGCTCTATTCTCGACTATTCAATTGAGGGAAAGAAGGACGATGCTTCGGCAAAGGCTTGCTTTAAGGAGGTAATGCACAGCATCGAATTCGGAGGTAAACATCCGTATGTTGCATTTGCCGTCTTTAAACCTACAGGTATTGTTCAACCAGATGTGCTTGAAAAAGTTTCAAGCGGTTTGGTGCTGGATAAAGGCGAAGAAGAACTATTTCATCTATTTGTAAATAGAGTGGATGCTCTTTGCGCTAAGGCTGCAGAAGCTGGTATTTCTATCCTTATTGATGCTGAGGATTACTGCTACCAACAGGCAATTGACGAGGTTGTAGATCAGATGATGGAGCGCTACAATACCGAGAAGGCCGTTGTTTACAACACGCTTCAGATGTACCGAACAGATAGGCTTGACTACCTAAAAAAACTCCATAAGCACGCTGTTGAGAAAAATTTTATAGTTGGAGCAAAGCTAGTAAGGGGTGCGTACATGGAAAGGGAGCGCGAACGTGCAGCACGATTGGGATATCCATCGCCAATAAATCCTACCAAAGAGATCACCGATGCGATGTTTGACGATGCGCTGATATATTCGCTTGAAAATATTGATAAAATCAGCATTTTTGCAGGAACTCACAACCAAGATAGCGTATGGTTGCTTGTTGAGTTGGTTTACAAGTATTCCTTGCAGGAAAACGATAGTAGGATATGGTTCTCACAACTTTACGGAATGAGCGATAACCTTTCGTTTAATCTTGCTGCCGAAGGATTCAACGTGGCAAAGTATCTTCCATACGGTCCGGTAAAGGAAGTTCTTCCATACTTAATCCGACGGGCAAGAGAGAATACCTCTGTCACAGGACAAACATCTCGCGAGCTAGATCTGCTAAACCAAGAAATTAAGCGTCGTAAAAGCTATAAGCAATGGTAAAAGTTAGTAATGAGAATGAGGTTGCAGCCTATCATGTGATAAGAATTTTTCTTGCAGTTATATTTATCGCCTATCTTACCTCTATATGGGCTTTCCCTGAGTACTTTCCATGGTCGGGAAATAAGGTTATACAAGTAGTAGGGCACACCTATGCGGTCATCTACTTGTTGGCTACTCTTTATTTGGCATTGCGTGGCGGGATGTGGTTTGTGGAATTTATCCTTAAAGATGAAATTTACGAGTTTCGCTACTACCTGCTAACAACTCCTTTTGGGACTAGAAAGATGGCGAGAATACCTGCAAACAACCTATATGCCTTTAAGATTCACAAGAACTTTATAAAGAAAACGCTAATTTTATATCAGGAAAAGGACGGAAAGGTATTTCAATACCCTCCAATTCCAATCGGAAGTCTTTTAAAGGAAAAGCAGCAGCTGGTAATTGATACTTTGAAAATATATGCTGTAGAGTTAACCTAA